ATATCTCCTATTGTAAGTCTTATGTAAGGTATTAAATACTCTGGATTAACTGTTGCCATTATTCATCTCCATTAACTAATCTTCAGTAGAAGCAGATTCTATTTCAGAAATCCTTGATATAATAGTATTAATAATTTTCTCTGATTTTTCAAGTAATCTTGCTCTTTCCAAGAATCTTGTAAGAACTGTAGTGTTTGTACATTTGTTCAGAGCAGATAGAATTGTGTAATACTTCTGCTTCAAAATACTATCAATTTCTTCGTCACTAGCAGTAGCATACGGCTCTGGATTTAATATTGAGGAGTCTTCTTTTCTAGCTACTTCTATAATCATTCCAGTTTCTAAACTTCTCTTGTTAGTACGTTTGAAGAACAAATCTTGTACATCATTCCATACATCAACCATTGTGCTTTCTTCACCCTTTTTTGGGTCTCCGTACAACAGTATACCTTTTGGCTCATTATTGAATGGGTCTAAGATTGTGCAATAAACCTGTCCCAAAATGGTTTTCTTATAAGTTCTCACTGGCTTTCCTGTTTGCATTGCAGCATACATTTCCAAATCTAATGTTTCTGTTTTCATTGATAATAAACCTTTCTTTGTTTTAATTTAGTTAGGGCAGGGCTTTTAAGACCCTGCCCTAGACATTTATTCTATGTTACCTATTTTATTAGGTAAGTTTGTCAATTACGTAAATCCCCTTGGCGTTGTCAATTATCATGCCGAACTGTTGGTAAATCTCAAAGTTCCAGTAAGGGGGAGTAGTT